GCGCAGATGCGTTCAGATACATCGGGCTAATGATTAATGAGCCAAAGCCAAGGCGTAGGGTTCAGAATCAAAATTATGGTCAGAACAACAGTTGGATGGGATAAATATGGCAAATGACTTTGACCCAGTAATTACTGAAGCAGTTCAATTTCTAAAGTTCTGCAATGACGCAGACACGATGAATCGCCAAGAGGCGTTAGAAGATTTAAAGTTTGTGTCTGGTGACCAATGGCCAGTAGAACTACAAAACAGCCGTAACCTTGAATCACGCCCCTGTTTAACCATCAACAAGATAGACGGCTATTGCCGACAAGTAGCCAACCAACAGCGCCAACAACGCCCACGCATCAAAGTACACGCTACTAATACGCACGAACAGATGGTGGAAGCGCAAGACATTCAGGGCATTATTCGCCACATTGAAGTTAACAGTAACGCAGACCACGCCTATGACAATGCCTTTGACTATGCTGTACGCATGGGTTGGGGTTATATGCGTGTACGCACAGACTATGTAAGTGAAGATTCATTCGACCAAGAAATCTATATTTGTCCAGTAGACAACCCTTTTACTGTGTATTACGACCCTAACAGCATATTGCCTGATGGCTCTGACGCTGAAAAGTGCCTAATCACCACAATGATGAGCAAAGAAGTGTTTAGGTCAATGTACCCAGACAATGACGATGGCACATCATTCACACAGCGCGGTACGGGTGACAGCCAATCAGAATGGATAACTAAGGAAGATATACGTCTAGCCGAGTATTACTATACAGTACGCGAGAAAGCCAAACTCTACCTTTTGAGCGATGGTTCTAGCACTTTTGCTGATGACAAAGATTTTTTTAACCGCTTACAAATGGCTGGTATTACAGTCATTGACACACGCGAATCATTTAAAAAGACAATCAAGTACAAGAAACTAACCGCTATTGAGGTTATTGAAGAACGCGATTGGCCTAGCCGTTACATTCCCATCGTGCCTGTTTATGGTCGACACGTTGTTATCGGTGACAAGCGTAAGAAGTTTGGCATGGTGCGCTACGCTAAAGACAGCCAGAGAATGTATAACTTCTGGCAAACCTCTATTACAGAATCTATTGCTCTCGCACCGAAAGCCAAGTGGGTTATGGCAGAAGGTCAAGACGAGGGACATGAAAACGATTGGGCGCAAGCCAACATCAAATCATTTCCGCTGTTGCGCTACAAGCAGACAGACATTGAGGGTCGTACAGCCCCACCGCCAGTACGCTTACAGCCAGAGCCACCGCCCGTAGGAACGATGACTGCCGCCAGTATGGTGTCAGATGACATAAAAGGCATTATGGGTATCTTTGACCCTGCACAACTAGGTCAAGGCAACATATCAGGCAAGGCGTTAAATGGTCAACAACAACAAGTTGACTTAACTAACTATGACTACTACGACAATTTAACCCGTTCTATCGCTCATGTGGGCAAAATTTGTCTGGACTTAATTCCCAAGATTTACGATACCCAACGGGTTTTGCGAATCATTGGTGAAGATGGCAAATCGGATATGTTAAACTTAAATCAACGCGATGCCGTTGGCAAAATCTTGAACGACACTTCTATCGGTCAATACGATGTGGTCATGGAGACAGGGCCAGGCTACAACAGCAAGCGCCAAGAAGCCGTAGACGCAATGATGCCGTTACTGTCTAAGCCAGAATTGTTTAATATTGCTGGTGACTTGGTGTTCCGCAACATGGATTTCCCTGGTGCTGACACCATTGCTGACCGCCTTGCCGCATCTAATCCGCTGGCTCAGATTGACGAGAAATCAGATGTACCGCCTCAAGTTCAGATGCAAATGGCACAGGCTAAACAGCAAATGCAACAAATGCAACAGCAAATGGAAGCCATGACAACGCTTATTCAACAGCGTGGTGATATTGAGCAAGTCAAGCAAGACAACGAGAACAAGCGCGAACTCATGCGCCAGACCGCTAAGGCTCATAACACCGAAATAATGGCAGAGGTCAAGGTCAACGACCAGAACACACGCTCACTCACAAGTCAAAACAAGACAGAGATAGATGCGATTGTTCAGTTGTTATTACACAAGATGGATACCTCAAGGCTTATAGAAGAAATTGAAAAGCGCAATGCAGAGCAAGATAAAACAATGTTAATTGCGGCTCAAGACATTGCTGACCAAGCCAATCCTTTGACACAGCAACAATAAAGTGGTAAATTTGCCACCAAACCTTACCAGTTAGGTTAACTGGGTAAATTCGTAGGGACACGTAATGTCTGAGAAAGAAGCCAGTCAAGTTTTGACTAGCGAAAATTCGGCAGAATTTTATGCAAATAGATTAGGTTTAGCCGACCAACCCGAAGTTGAGGCTGTGCAAACAGAGCCAACAGAGGAAGTGGAACGGAGTGAACCAGAAATCGAGGGAAAAGAGCAAGAGGAAAAGCCTAAAGCGAATCCGAAACTCGAAAGACGATTTTCTGAGATAACCAAGCAACGCGAAGAAGCGCGAAAAGAAGCGCAACAAGAGCGGTCTGCAAGGGAAGCCTTAGAAGCCCGTTTAGCGGTTCTTGAGAGACAGCCAGCGCCACAAGCGCCTAAAGTTGATGAAGAACCACAACCCAGTCAGTTCAACGATGCGTTTGAATATGCCAAAGCCCTAGCGGAATATACGGCTGACAAGCGAATCGGTGAGATGCGAAAGCAAGACGCAGAAGCCAAAGAAGCAGTAGAACGCCAGAAAGTCATAGAGACTTGGGCAAGTAAGGTGCAAGCGGCTAAAGCGTCAATGCCAGACTTTGATGACATAGTGGCATCTAGTGATGTGGTCGTAAATGATGACATTCGTGATGCGATTCTTGAGAGCGATGTGGGGCCACAAATCCTTTACCATCTGGCTGAGAATGACGATGTAGCAAAGCGCATAGCAGGGTTGTCACCTAAACAAGCGTTAAGAGAGATAGGAAAGTTAGAGGCAAGGTTTGAGGTAAAGGAAACTGCACCACAAGCCGCACCGATTACTCGAAGTAAAGCACCAGCGCCAATCCAACCGCTGAGAGGGTCTAACCCTGCTGATGTGCCTATGTCCGCTAATGGCGAATGGCATGGAACATTTCAAGCATGGAAAGAGGCTCGCAAGGCTGGAAAGATTCGCTAAACCTAATCTTTTTTAAACATTTAAGGAAATGAAATGGCTAATAATTTATTGACCATATCGAAAATCACCAACGAAGCGTTGATGGTTTTGGAAAACGAGTTGACCTTCACCTCTGAAGTAGACCGCAACTATGATGACCAATTCGCGGTTGTTGGTGCAAAGATTGGTAACACAGTCAATGTCCGCAGACCAGGTCGTTTCATCGGTACGACTGGCCCAGCGTTGAATGTTGAGGACTTTAACGAGACTTCAGTTCCCGTTACTTTGTCTACACAGTTTCACGTTGACACACAGTTCACTACACAAGACTTGGCTTTGAGCCTTGATATGTTTAGTGACCGCGTGTTAAAGCCTGCTGTTGCCGCCATTGCTAACAAGATTGACCGCGATGGTTTGGCTATGGCTACCTTGCAAACTGCCAACATTGTTGGTACTGCTGGTACACCCCCAACTGGTTTGATTACTTATCTGACCGCTGGCGCGTATCTTGACTCTGAAGGCGCACCGCGTGATGGTCGTAGAAGTTGTATCGTTGAACCCTTCACATCTGCAACTATTGTTGACAGTTTGAAAGGCTTATTCGTACCACAACAAGCGATTAGCGACCAATATCAAAAAGGTTTGATGGGTCGTGATTCTGGTGGTATGAATTGGAAACTTGACCAAAACGTGGTTAATCAAACCTTTGGCAATAACAGCACAACTACTGTTACTGGCTCTGTCGCTACTACTACTGCTACTGGTTTCTTGACCTCTGGTTGGGCATCTTCAAGCACTATTAGTGTCACAGCCGCCAATACTGGTACGTTAAATCTTACCGCTGGTGATGTCTTTACCATTGCTGGCGTGTTTGCTGTTAACCCACAAAACCGCCAAGCCTACGGCTCTAACAAGTTGCGTAACTTTGTTGTGAAAACAACTGTTGCTATCGCTTCTGGTAACTCTGGCTCTGTCGTTGTGTCCCCTGCTGTGATTACTGCTGGTCAGTTCCAGAATGTGTCTATCCCGACAACTTCTGCTACTGCCGCAATCGCTCAGTTCAACAGCACAGGCATCGTTTCTCCACAGAACATCATCATGCACAAAAATGCTTTTACAGTTGCGGTTGCTGACCTTGAATTGCCAGAAGGTGTTCATTTTGCTGGTCGTGCAAGTGACAAAGAAATCGGTTTGAGTATGCGTGTTGTTCGTCAATACACCATTAACAACGATAGTATTCCTACTCGTTTAGATGTGTTGTATGGCTGGGCGCCTCTGTACCCAGAACTCGCTTGCCGCGTTGCCGCTTAATCATTAACTCTTTTTAAGGAAAAATATCATGGCAAATCCAGGCCCAGCAAACAGCGCACAACCACATCCAAGTAACCTAGCATCCAACCAAGCAATCCGCTTGTTGGCTGTTTATACGAGTGTCAATGTGAACGCAACAGGCGATACAGTATTGCCTATCAACAACGCTACCAGTTACTCTGTTAGCAATGTAATATTTACCAATGCGTCAATTTCATTGACTACTGCCGCGGCAGGGCTGTTTACAGCACCTAGCGCTGGTGGTACTGGTATTGTGGCAAATGCCGCTTTATCAGCATTGACAGCCTCAACAGTTGTTTCACAACGCACAGTTGCATCTACCGCTTTGCAAACAAGCCAAAACTTGTATGTAAACGTGGGAACTGCACAAGGTGCGGCCGCAACCATGGATGTATATGTCTATGGCTACGATTTAAGTGTTTACACACAGTAATACGCCTTAAAGTAAAAAGAAGTCACTCTCAAAAGGGGTGGCTTTTTTCGCTTTAACGGATACAATTCAATTCATTCTGCAAAGGAATCATCATGTCAAATTCACAAGCGATTGGCGCGGCATATCTTGACCAAGATATTATTGACGCTAACTATTCATTAGTTAACAATATCACGGGACAATTAGGCTACACAACTGGTAGCCCAACAACTTCTGGCGTTTCTGTTACTCAAGCAACTAGTAAGTCAACGGGCGTTACGCTCAATGCCGCGGCTGGTCAAATTGTTACAAGCAATGCGGCTTTAGCGGCTGGTGCAGAAGTGGCTTTTATAGTCACAAACAGCGCAGTTAGTGCATTAGATATTCCAGTTATTGCTCTTGCATCAGGCGCAACTACTGCTGGTACTTATCTATTAAGCATTGCTACTGTGGGGGCAGGCACTTTTACTGTTGTAATTTCAAACGCAAGCGCAGGCTCTCTTTCTGAGGCTTTAACGCTTAATTTTGGAATTATTCATGTGGCGCAACTGTAATGGCTGGCTCATCTGTTTTACGAACTGCTGGTCAAACAGTAGCGTTATCGGTCACTTCTACCGCTCACGCGGCAGTTCTGATTAATGACAGTACAAACGACCAAGTAAACTACTCCGCTTTCCTCAATACGGGTGCAAGCCCTATTGCGGTGAGATGGGGGCCGACCGACCCTGGTGCGCCCGTCTTTCCTGTTGATGGAACTAATGGAGACTTTGTTTTGCCTGCTGGCATGATTCAGCCTCTAATTGTTGCAACTTCAGTCGTACCATACTACATAACAGCAAAATCCAATTCTGGTACTGCTGGCATTTTGTATGTAACACCCTCTGTCTATCAAAGTTAAAGGGGTTTTATGGCTAACCCTGCCAATTCAGTTTTACAAAACATACTCCCCGTTCAAGCATATTTTTTAGTTGACGGGACTTTTCAAACATTTATTGGTCAGGGTCAGCCGTTTTACGCGACAGTAAACCCAATTCAATCTGGGTTAACAATCACAAACAGCACGATTGATTCAACAACAATCGGTGCTACTACGCCCTCTACTGGCGTTTTTACTAATATTGCTACGACAACTGGCACTATTACGACTCAACCATCGGGTGCTAACGACATAGTTAACTACCTTGCGTTGCAGTCGTATGCCGTGGGCATTAGTTGGAAAGCACCAGTAACTGCCGCGACCACAGTAAACATTACGCTATCTGGCACTCAAACTGTCGATACTGTGGTTTTGATTGCTGGTGACACAGTATTAGTAAAGAATCAAACTAACTCAGCACAAAATGGAATTTATCAAGTAAACGCTGGCGCTTGGACATATGCAACGGGTTGTACAACTTGGGAACAGTATGTAAGCGCGTTGGTGTTTGTGGAATATGGTGGCTTGGCGGGGTCGGCTTGGTACTGTACGGCACAGTCTGGTGGGACTCTAGGCACAACTGCAATGACTTGGAGTAACTTTAGTGCCGCGGCTAACTACACGGCTGGTACTGGTCTTACTCTCTCAGGCTTTCAGTTCAGCATTACCCCAGTAGGTACGGCTGGAACTTATGGCTCTGCTACACAGACTCCAGTTTTTGTTACAAACGCAAGCGGTCAAGTAACTAGCGTCACAAACACCACAATAACGCCAGCAATAGGCTCAATTACTGGTTTGGGTGCTGGTGTGGCGACTTGGCTTGCAACGCCTTCTAGCGCTAATCTAGCGTCTGCTGTAACTGATGAAACTGGTAGTGGTTCATTAGTTTTTGCAACAAGCCCGACTTTGGTTACGCCCATTTTGGGAACGCCAACTTCTGGCAATTTCTCAACTGGCACATTTACTTGGCCCACCTTTAATCAAAATACTACGGGCAACGCGGCTACGGCTACATTGGCTACAACTGCAACTAACCTTGCAGGCGGTGCGACAGGCTCATTACCATATCAAAGCGCAACTGCAACAACTGCAATGCTTGGGGCTGGGTCAAACGGGCAAGTTCTAACCCTTGCGGCTGGAATACCTTCTTGGGCAACACCTACGACTGGCACAGTTACTTCGGTAAGTTTTACTGGTGGCTTAATTTCTGTTGCCACGGCTACAACAACGCCTGCGCTGACAGTAGCGGGAACTTCTGGTGGCATTGTTTACTTTTCTAGCGCAACTACATGGGCATCTTCTGCTCTTTTAGCGGCTAATGCTTTAATGGTTGGAGGTGGTGCGGCTACTGCGCCTTCTACAATTACAACTGGAACTGGCGTTGTTACTGCTTTAGGCGTAGCGATTGGTTCTGCTGGCTCTTTTGTGGTAAATGGCGGTGCTTTGGGTACGCCATCATCGGGAACGCTAACAAACGCAACTGGCTTGCCTTTGACAACTGGCGTGACAGGAACACTTCCTATTGCAAACGGGGGTACTAACTCAACTGCAACGGCTACGGCTGGTGGTGCTGGTTATGGAACTGGTACGGCTCACGCATACACAGCCGCAGGCACTACGGGTCAAGTTTTAACCTCAAATGGCGCAAGCGCACCTACTTGGGCAACTCTTGCATATGCCACAGTAACTGATGACACAACAACTAACGCAACCCGTTACCTATTGTTTTCATCTGTTACTACTGGTAACTTAACAACTGAGTTTGTAAGTTCTACCAAACTTCAATTCAACCCGTCAACGGGTTATCTGACTGTTACTGGATTGACTAGCCCAATCATCAACAACCCAACTATCACAAACTATACCGAAAGCGTTGTAGTAATCGGTAACTCAGGCACAACGCAAACCCTATCGCTGACTAATGGAACAGTTCAGACTGTGACTATGACGGGTAACTGCACCTTCACCATGCCGACCAACACGCCTGGCAAATCTTTTATTCTTATAGCAACGCAAGATTCAACGGGTTCTAGAACTGCGACATTTACAAGCGTTAAATGGCCTAGTGGAACTGCCCCAACACTAACAACTACCGCAAGCACAGGGCGAGACATATTGACCTTTGTTGCTGACGGCACAAACTGGTACGGCACTTACGCACAGGCGTTTGCATAATGCTTGCGGCTAAAGACGAACTATTTACCCGACCTAGCGGTGGCTACAACATAGCCCGTAGTGTGCGGTTGCGTTCTAGTGCGACAGCGTACTTTAATAGGACACTTACTACACCGACAAACAATAAGATTTGGACTTGGAGTAGTTGGGTTAAGCGTGGTATTTTAAGTTCTGCTCAAGTTTTACTTTCATCAGATGTTGGAACATCAAATACCACTTGGCTTGAATTTGGTTTTGATGCGGCTGACACATTTACGATTACTGCATATACAGCAGATTCAAATACAACATCTGC